AAACAGTAATGAAGCAAGTTGTTTATTTCAAAATGCAACATTTATTACTCCGGGTGTTGACGCAATCACATTAACAAACGGTGTTAGAATTGAATGGTTGAACTCTTTCACATACTTTGCCTTAACAAGTATTAAAGCATACGACGGCACAACTGGAATTAAAGGTGCAGGTCAAACTGCATTGAAACTTGGTGGCTTTTCAGGAGCCGCACTTGCACAAGGTCAAGTACTTTCTTACTATGACACATCAGGAAATATATTAGCATCAGGAACTATTGCGGCAGTTGATGGTGGTAAAATTTTCATTAATGGAAAAAGCAATGGTTTCCAATTGCCTTCAGAGCAAAACGGAAAAACAATTCAAGCAATAGGTGATGCAAAATTAGACACAACAACTAAAAAATACGGTTCAGCAAGTTTAAAATTAGATGGAACCGGTGACGCGGCAAAAATTAATACTAATGCTGACTTTGGATTTGGAACAGGCGACTTTACAATTGACTTCTGGGCATATCCTAACGCAGTACAAACAACTTCATTGATTGATATGCGTAACAATGTATCAGTAGAAAATGCTTTTTACTTTTATGTCGCAAACAATGTTCCAAAAATTTACATAAATGGTGCAGACATCATAACTGGTTCTCAGGGTTTCAACTTGTCGGTATGGACGCACTGTGAAATAGTTAGAAGCAGTGGCACAATAACAGTTTACATCAATGGTTCAAGTGTAGGAAGTGCAAGTGCATCGGCGGATTTTGCAAACGCAAAACCAATGGTAATAGGAAACAACTATGGAAACACAAATGGTTGGAACGGATATATTGATGGATTAAGAGTTTACAAAGGACAAGCATTACACACAGGTAACTTTACTGCGCCTACCACAGAAGCAGTTGGTAATGCAAACACAAAACTAGTTGCAAACTTTAACGGTAACAATGCATCTACAACATTCTTAGACACAAATTTAATTGCACAAGATATTAGAACATCTGCAGGTGCAACAGCAACATCATTCACACTTGTTGATTACACAGACTTTGGTGCTGAAGTAAGATCAATAGCATCTGCTTCTATCTACGGAAGATTTGGAGTAACGGGTGACGGTGTTGGTGTAAAAATGTATTTGATAAGTCACAACTTTGCATACATAGGAAATGATTACGAAGTAGACAACGATGCGGCAACAGTAATTCAAGCAAACGAAGTGGTTGCAAACAATGGAGCAAAAATATTTTATAGTTCAGTTGACCATAGAGGAGACTTTAGAGTTGGTGATCAATTTAGTGTTAATCAACAAACTGGACAAGTAAGTTTCACAAGTGCGGATTTAAACATTGATGTTGATTCTACTTTAACATTTACTACAGGTTCTGATGTTACAACTATTTCAGGAAGTGAAATACAATCAGGAAATGTAAAAATTAGTGGTAATACAATTACAACAACTTCAGGAAATTTAAATTTAGATTCATTTACTAATACAGTTGCTTTCAGCGACAATGTTAACATCACAGGAAATTTAGATGTTGGTGGAGATATTACAATTGGTGGTAACGTAACTATTGGTGATCAAACAACTGACAATATTACAATATCGGCAGGTATTGCATCTGACTTAATTCCTGCAACAAACAATTTATACAACATTGGTTCTCCTACAAAAAATTGGAACAAACTTTTTGCAAACGAAGTAATAGTTGACAGTGTAAAAATTACAGGTAATAAGATTGAAACTATTGACACAAATGCAGATTTAGATTTAAGAACAAGTGGAACAGGAAACATAACACTTGAAAACTTTACGGCATCAGGTGATACAATTTCAAACACAACTGGAGACTTTATAGTAAATCCAGCAAGTTCAGTGTTTAAGGTTTCAGGTACTGGATCAATCAGAATACCATCTGGTAACACAGCACAAAGACCAGGCTCTCCAGTAGCAGGTATGATGAGATTCAACACTCAAACAAATGTATTTGAGGGTTACAACGGCAGTAACTGGATAGCACTTACTGGTGTTTATGACCTTGACCAAGACACTTACATCACAGCAGAACTTACGCCAGGTAACGATGATGACACAATAAGATTTTATGCGGCAAATACTTTAGTAGCCAGTGTAAATTCAACTAGATTTGACGTCACAAAATTGGTAGTTGATAATATTGAAATTAGTGGAAACACACTTACGACCACTGGAACCGACCAGGATTTGATCTTAAACGCCAATGGAAATGGTAGTATCAGGATTGAAGACTTCAGATTCCAAGGAAATACGATAACTAATACTATATCGGCTCCGTTAAAGTTAAAAACTACTGGAACTGGGTATATTGATGTATCAGACGCTGGTGGATTTGTTATTCCGGTTGGATCAACAATTGATAGACCAGCAACTGGCTTGTTAGGTATGATTAGATACAATACCAATGATGAGCGGGTTGAGTTATACGACGGTCTACAATGGGGATCAATTGCAGGATCTTCAGGTGCAGTAAGTATAATTGATGCAACAGAAATAGCCGTACAAATGGCGGTAACATTAGGATAGAATAACATGGCAACGACCTTTAGAAACAACGTAACAAAAAACATAGGTACAATACCTAACTCTGTTTATACAGCAGGTAATGGAATTTACACAACTGTGGTTGGAATGGTTTTAGCAAATTTAACAGAATCAGTTGTAAAAGCAAGTGTAACTTTAACTGCTACTCCAGATTCAGTAACAGGTTTTATAGTAAAAGATGTTTTGATTGCACCTAACTCAAGTTTACGTGTGTTAAACTCGGGAGAAAAATTAATTGTTGCAAGTCAAAACAGTTTGAACGTACAAGCAAACATCAACGACTCACTTGATTGTGTGTTAAGTTATGTGGAGATAAGTTAAGATGTCAAATACGGTTGGACAGGATACAGTTGTTTATTTAGAAAATGGTATAAAGTCGAGATACTTCTACGGATTAAGAAGAACAGAAGAAGGAACTTTATACATTGGAAAAGTTGACCAACTACAAGCAAACGACCCTGTAACGATAAACGTACCAGGTGCAGTCGCTGACAACTACGAAGGATTTGACCAAGGTGAAGATTTTTACGAAGGAAGAGATTTAAATCACGCTAAACCATTTAAAAATTTACAATACGAACAATTTAGATGGGATGATGTAAACTTAAATTATTACATCAACAGCGAAGGAGAATTTGTTGTTCGATTAAACAGTAAAGTAGGAGACGGAACTATCACGTATCCACAAACTGATGAATCTTTAGTAGCACAACCAAGCGTGTTTACTATGGACAAGAACACAATTAAGTTTGATAGTAACGAAATAACATTCGATAGAACGTAAACGTGGGAGGATACGAAGAATGACAAGACAACTAATTAACACCGGTACTTTACCTAACGATGGTCAGGGTGACTCGTTACGTGATGCTGGTACAAAACTAAATTCCAATTTCAATGAGGTATACACTGCCCTTGGAAATGGAACGACTTTAACAGTCGTACAAAATAATTTATTCAACGCAACAGGTGCCAACAAAATTGCATTTTTATATAATGCACTTTCCGATCTGCCTAATGCTTCAACCTATCATGGTATGTTCGCCCACGTACATACTGAAGGTGCGGCATACTACGCTCACGCAGGCGTCTGGGTTAAACTTCTTGATACTAACAAGTCGATTGACCTTCTATCGGATGTAGACACTTCATCAGCGGCTCCAACAAATGGACAAGCATTAGTTTGGGACGCAGGTGGTTCAAAATGGAAACCAGGAACAGTATCCGGTGGTGGAGGCGGCAGTGGTGTCACTTTA